GAGTTTTAAACCATCTAAGAAAATGGGTAGACCTCCAGAGTATAACGAGGAGATCGCAGAGGAAATCTGTGAACGACTTTCAATAGGTCAAACACTCTCATCCATCTGTAATCTCGAAGGTATGCCAAACTATTCCACAGTATGGCGTTGGGAATCTTCCAACGAAAACTTTCGCAACAAATCCGCACACGCAAGAAAAATCGGCACTCACGCACTAGCAGATGATTGCATTCGCATTGCAGATGATCCAATGCTAGACGCAGCAGAGAAGCGAGTACGCATCGATACTAGACTACGATTACTAGGTAAGTGGAACGCACGGCAGTACGGCGATAAAATCGAAATAGAGAACACTGGAGCAAAGCCACTAAACGTCACATTCACGATTGGTGATCGCAATGCAGAACCAATAGATCTAATCGAGGGGCGAGATCCTCAACCAGTGCAACATCTGATCGAGCCGCAGATCGAAGCGACACAGGAGGAAGACTTGTGATAGCGCACGATTTGCTAATGTATTTTAACCACAAAAACCGCAATCCTGTCGATAATAATCACCATATTGTGTTAACTATTTTTAAATACCCCATATCTAGGGTTTATCCATAATGGTCAAATTATGCCCAAAATGCAGTTCTACGACACACGTTATGGAATGTAGAGACTTCGGCAATCGATTTTCGAGACGTAGATACTGCGACAACGGAAAGTGCAACCACAGGTACTCAACCTACGAAGTGAGCGCACAAGATTACCTGAGTCTGAAACAAATCACCAACATGAAAGCAAAACTAACAGAGATCCTAGAGAACCTATGAAAGCGCATGAGATAACACCAGAGATGCGTATAATTCAGCAACAAAAGCAGTATATTAAAGAATTGCGGCAAATCGTCCACGAATTGCAGCATGACGTGAATAAGCAGAAGTCCTTGATCAACAAGCTAAAGAACAGGGAAAATAACCAATAACTTCCTATAACACCTGTAGTACATAATGAAAACAACAAAAATGAGATTCCACGCACTAGGACTTCCACACACAGTTACAAGCAAGGAGTTTAATGCTTGTGCCTACACGCAAAAGGTGGTCAAGTTTGCCAAGATGATGACAGACAGGGGCCATGAAGTCATCCACTATGGGCATGAGGATAGCGTTCTGGACTGCACTGAACACGTCAGCGTCCTGACTAACGAGGACTTTGCCAAGTCATATGGGTCACACGATTGGCGCAAGACCTTCTTCAAGTTCGACACTGGTGACCATGCATACCAGACGTTCTATGCCAATGCCATCAGGGAGGTAGGAAAGCGCAAACGGAAGAATGACTTCCTGCTTCCCTTCTGGGGATCTGGAGTCAGACCCATCTGTGACGCTCACCAACACGATATGATCGTGGTGGAGCCGGGGATTGGGTATGCGGGTGGTCATTGGGCGCGGTGGAAGGTTTGGGAGAGCTATGCCATCTATCACGCTCACTGCGGCATGGGTGCAGTAGGTCAGTGCCAGCAGGATAACTATAGCGTAGTTATTCCTAACTATTTTGATGTCGATGATTTCGTCTTCAATGACCAGAAAGAAGACTACTTCCTTTATCTAGGCAGGGTCTACTCTGGCAAGGGTGTTGATATCGCCATCGATGCAACTCGTCGCGCAGGAGTGAAGTTGATTGTAGCGGGTCAGAAGGAAGCTGGGTATACATTCCCCCCTCACGTTGAGTATGTTGGCTACGCTGACGTTTTAAAGCGAAAGGAACTCATGTCTAAAGCCAAGGCATCATTCCTGCCTAGCCAATACGTCGAGCCATTCGGTGGGGTGCAGATCGAGAACCTGCTGTCTGGAACCCCAACCATCACGTCTGACTGGGGATCCTTTGCCGAGAACAACCTGCATGGCGTAACTGGATATAGATGCCGAACGATGGGTGACTATGTGGATGCAGTCGAAAATATCGACCGCATCAGACCAGCGGACTGCCGTGCATTCGGAGAGAACTTTACACTTGAACGAGTTGCGCTGAGGTACGAGAAGTATTTCCAAGACGTACTTGACGTTCACAATGGAGCAGGTTGGTACGCTGAAGGAAACGGAATCGATGCAATGACAATGACTTACCCATCCAATGACTAACGAAACAACAGAAGAGAAGCTAGACAAGATAACCAAGGAGCGTGACCAGTGGAGGGACTGCGCTAACAAGCTAGTTGAGTCATCAGGTTGGCATGACCTGTGGCCCCAAGCAGTTGCACACTACAGGAAACTGAAGGAGGAACTGAAATGAGCGACTACACGTTTGAATCGCAGTACTGGGGAGACTGCTGTAACACGTACGATGAAGACCAGAAGCACTATGTCTACGCTCGCTACATGGGACTGCATCAGGTTGGCTATGGGTTCAGTTTGTCAGGCAAGTCAGTGCTGGACATTGGAGGAGGCCCAACGTCAATGCTGCTAAAATCGAAGGGACTTGGCAGGGCATTGGTAGTGGATCCGCTCCAGTATCCGCAGTGGACTTACGCTAGGTACGATGCTCACGGGGTGGAGTGTCTGGTGATGCGAGGTGAGGACGTTTCACTTAGAGGGTTTGATGAGTGCTGGATTTACAACTGCCTCCAGCATACGGATGACCCTGCGCTAATCATCCGCAACGCATTGCAAGCAGCGAAGGTGCTTCGCATATTTGAATGGGTTGATATCGAACCACATGATGGGCATCCGCAGATGATCACGAAAAAGATGCTTGACGAGGCTATAGGACGTGAGGGAAAGTTAGTCCACCTAGCTGAATCAGGTTGCTTCGGTTTGGCATACTTTAATATATACACACAATGAAATTAACTACACCATACGAGCAGTTCGTTCGATCCATAGTGAAGCCGGGGCATGACATCTTGCTTCAGTTAACGCCACTTCAGGCATCCATTCTCCACATGGCAGTTGGAGTGAGTGGTGAAGCGGGTGAGTTGCTTGACGCAATCAAGAAACACGCAGTCTACCAGAAGCAATTAGACTTCGACAACGTGCGGGAAGAGGCAGGAGATATTCTGTTTTACCTGACTGGTTTGTTGAACGAGTTGGGCTTGACGCTTAATGAGTGCATTGAGGCTAACGTCGAGAAGCTATCGAAGCGTTATCCAGAGAAACGCTACACAAACGAGGCAGCAATCGCACGGGCAGACAAGGTTGAAGCGGTTGAGGAACCCGTTGCGTTGAAGGACGATGATGACTTGGCAGATATCAAGGTGGAGCGCACCTGTAGCATCGAAGATCCAGAGTGTGAGTCCTGCCAATAACTAACATATGGGATATATCATAGGCTATATCGTATTAGCATCTATTATATTGTATGTTATATACGATTTAATGAAAGGCTTCGACGAGTGAACACACTTGAACACTACATTCAATACAAGAGATTAAACGCAACAAAGGTAATGAACGCATTGCAATTGAACGGAATAATTTCTGACGAGTGCATCTTTCCAGATGATGTTAGGGATTCTGGTCAGGCAGTCTACTGGTTGGAAGACCATATGGGAGAAGTACATACATCATGAACTGGGACGAATACGCATTGTCGATAGCTGAAGTGGTTGCCAAGAAGAGCAAAGACCCGTGGAGGCAGGTTGGTGCTGTGTTATTGCGGCATGACAACACTGTTGCAGCTTGTGGGTACAACGGGTTCCCGCCGCATATGGAGGAGGACTGGACTGACAGGGACAAGCGTAGAAATTACGTTGTCCATGCAGAGCAGAACGCATTGCGTCATGTTAAGCCGCTGGAGTGCTATCTGCTGGCATCAACAACATTGCCATGTAACAACTGTTTGAAATCGCTTGCATCTTATGGAATCAAAAGGATAGTTTATCGGGAGACATATCCAACAGATGAATCGACTACACTGCTTGCAGCGGAATTCAACATTGCATTGATAAACGTATGACAAAGGAAGAACTATGGAAGGTGTATAGCAACAAGAACCCATCGTTCAACGGAAGGGGAAACGTAACCATGTCTGCAAAGGGACTGCGTAAGTTGTTCGATACGACATGGGATGTTGCAATGTATGACGGGGAAGAGGAAGGGGAAGACGAACCAAGATCATATCACAGCAGTAGTGCTAATCTTGATGCATTAAAGAGCATCTTTGGAATGAAATGATTGAGCCAAACATAGCGCAGAAAGCGGTTAGCTTCGTGAAGAGTGCAGCGGCATTCGTTAAGGCAGGTATGCCTATACGGAATAAGGAGCAGATTGAGGAGCGTTTGATTATCTGCAATCAGTGTGTTCACTATGATCGCACGGCATTCGCTGGTGCTGGCAAGTGTGGTGTTTGCGGATGCAACATGGAACTTAAACTAGTTATGGACACTGAGAGATGTCCATTGGAGCATTGGGAATGACAAGATTAGAAGCGCAAAGGAAATCAAATGAGGACTATGTGTGTGGACGCATCTCAAAAGAGGAGTGGGATTTTCAGTTTGAAGAACTAGGAAACGTGAGAGTTTGGAGTAAGGATGGTAAAATTCACCAACTAAAGGAGGAACATGAAAGACTCAGACCAGATAACGGAACTACAAAATAAAATCGATAAAGTAATTGATACATACATTGCAGAGTTTGATTTGCCATTGGCAAGCATGATTGGCATTCTGCAAGTTAAGATCCATGAGTTGATTGAGAATTCGATGTATGACGAGGATGAAGAAGAAGAGGAAGATGATGAGGACGAGGAGGACGAGGAGTGAAATACAATAGGATAGATCAACTTGGGATCGTGATCACGGACAATCCAATTGAGCATATCGAGTTTGATGTACTAGATAAAGCATTGAAAGATAGCGGAATAGATAGAGACAAGTTCAGCGAATACTTTGGAATGCAAACCTGCTACGAGAAAGGGTTGTACCCGTGGGACGTTGAGCCAGTCTTGGAGAGAATGATGAGCGGAAAACTAACTGGAACGCAGTTGTACTGGGATTAATTATGAATAAAGTAGATAAATTTATGATGGAAGCATTGGACGAAATGTTCAAGCGTGTTGGGTTTGAAGGATTCGATAAGGAGTTCACAAACCAAGAGGGATGGTATAGCAAAAAGAGTTGGACAAAAGAAGAGTTTGAGAAGTACAA